CAAAAATGGGTGTTGTTACCATAATGCTTTAAAATTGGATATATACTTGGAAAATTTGTTACGATAAAAAAATTAAATAAATTACGCGTAAAATGATTTAGGGGATTTTCTGTTAGTCTATATATACTAATGGTGGCTAACGAAAAATCCCATAGAAATCCCTATGATTATACGTGTATTAACTGTCAATACAAAACTGCTAACAAAAAAGATTATAATAAACATTTATTGACACTGAAACATATACGACTAACCGAGGCTAACGATTTTCTCCCCAAAAATCCCCTTACGTGTGAATGCGGTAAAATGTATAAACACAAGTCAAGCTTATGCAAACATCGAGTCAAATGCCATACGTTTCTTACGAATAATTTGAATAGTATGGATACTGAACCGAGCGATAATGCAGCAAATGTATCCATAATTGATAGCGATAAATTGAAACATACAACAACCAATAACTACCAACGGAATGAAAATACAAATGAACCACTGAATCAAACGGAACTTATTGTTGAATTACTTAAGCAAAATCAAGAGTTTAAGAATTTAATTTTAGAAGAAAGAAAGGAATTTCAAGACATTATTACGGAACAAAATAAACAACTTAATAATCAAAATGAAAAAATGATGGAAATGGCGGAGAACATGGGTAATAATCACCATAATACTAGCAATAGTCATAACAAATTCAATTTAAATGTGTTTTTGAACGAACAATGCAAAGATGCGATTAGTTTAACTGATTTTGTCAATTCTATGAATTTATCTATTGATGATTTTATACAAACTGGAGAACTTGGTTTTGTTGATGGAATATCACGTGTCATGATTGAACGTATCAATAATATGGAATTATGTAATCGTCCGCTACATTGCACTGATTTAAAACGAGAAATTGTTTATATTAAAGATGATGAACGTTGGGAAAAAGATGAAGATAAGAACAAATTACGTAATGCGGTTAAAAATATTGCTCGTGAAAATGATAGAATACGCCCTTTGTGGTATAATAAAACCCCTGATGTAGATGTTCTCGGTTCTGAAAACTGCGAAAAATTCTTCAAATATTCAAAAGCAGCACTTGGTGGATATGGAAAAGAGGAGACAAAACTATTCGAAGATAAAATTATGAAGAATGTATTGAAACAAGTTACTATTGATAAAAAACATTTACCTTTGAAATAACAAATTAGTTTCATAGTATTGAGAACGTTGACATAAAGAATACAAAAAAACGTCTATATTAGTATATATAATATGAACCACTTTCAACTAGATTACAAATTTCGTGATGATTCAGTAAAAAATAAACAAGAAATGTGGAGGAAGAAACAATTCAAAATCTTTTATGCTTCCGGAAGACCAATTTTCAATATAGATGAAGAAACACAGCATTTAAGACGTCACAATAACCCATATTTTCACCAGGATAAAAATGAACGGATTCGTATAGGTCCACAGAGAAAAATAATGGATACATCTAATGAGTGAAATATTTACCATTACTTATCACGACCCACGATTGGATTTATTTGTATTGAACGCAAACACCATATTAAATGACATAATTATTAAGTCTAACAAGTCACCATATAATATTACATTGTATTTAGATAACAGCATGAATGAAGATACATTTGGATTTGCTTCTTGGTATAGTGAAGAAATATGGTTGAACGAGAACAAAATGAGAGGTATTGTTACTTTAAATGATGTGGAATACAACGTTCATAGTGTTGTTCTTATACATGAAATACTACACATATTCGGTGCTGTAGGCGTTGGTAATAATGGATATCAATATATTCGCAACGAGAACAATGACCCTCCAAATGTATATATTGGAGAACATGGCATTAAACAATATAAAAATGTTCTCCAAGAAAATGGTTTTGATGTCAGTAATATAGAATATTTACCTATTGAGAACAATTTCGGGAATGGAACAGTGAGAACACATCTGGAAGAAGGAGAAGATGAGAACTTTGACATAGAAATACGATATATTAATGGTAGACATTATCCAGTTATACCAAATGAGATTATGACCGGGTTTATCGACAGTAATAATTACATTACGCCGATAACATTAGGGTTATTAGAAGATATGGGATTTACTGTAAATTACGATTCAATATATGTTTCTTCTGTTGGTAATCATTTGAAACTATTGTAAAATTGAATAGGAAATAATGTATATAGTAATAATCGCAATATACATTATTTATGCTTAGAATCGTAAACTTATTGGCAAAGGAATACAATTTTGATGTAAACACAGCTATTTCAATCGTGAATACTCATTTTCCAGAACACGATTTGAAAACAGAAACAGCACCAACCGGAGAAGAAACTGTAAATACACCTACAAATGCTTTGTTAAAAATAATTAATACCCAAAAAGAAAAAGAAGAACGTTTGAATATTTGGAAAAATAGTGTATATAAATTCTTACCGAATCTCCAATCAAACAATATTGGAAATGTTGGTGAAATGTTTCTGGGTAAAATATGCGAAGTTCAAGGAATCGATTCCGATATTGATGGTACAAAGACAAAAAAAGTAGGAGGAGGTGATGGTGATGGTATTATTAATGGTAAAACAATCGAAATTAAAACAGCTCATTGTGGAGGCAATCTAAGTTATCAACACGAATTAGGTGAATTCCCTTGGCACGCTGATTATATGGTATTTATTGATGTAGACCCAGTATGTGTATATATGACTATTTTCCCTAATTTTACAGAATATCAATATAAAAATTGTGTTCGATGTGAACCGTATTTTCCAAGTCGTTCCTTTTGTTGGAGGAAAAAATCGGGTGCTTTTAAATTCGATACTACACCAAAGTTAAACGAACAATCTATTTTGAATGGGAATACAATAAAAATAACCCAAGAAACGTCTTTTGAGTCTATTGGTGAATTTATTCGAAGAATTATTGTGTAAATTGGTCTGTTATTTGAGAACTTCTTATGTTATATGCTGAATTTGTGGATAAAAATGCCACATCACTCCATATTATTTTTTTGAACTTTTCCACGTTTTCCTCTTTATTTGTATGGAAAACGATTCCATACCCTCTTCTACCTGGCAACTTATCAAAATCCGTGTAATAAGTCATATTATCTTTTCCGAAACATGTGGACGGTATATAAATATCACACTCATAAAACATTTTTTTATTTCTCGTGCTCGATGGCGTTCCACCATCGGATAATGAATATATTTTGAGAACATTTTCATCCACCTTTTTAATATTGTATTTATCAGAACTATGATTTTTCGACCAAATTTGGAATATACAATTGACTTTTACCTCCTTTTTATTTGGTTCGTAAAAATGGGTGTCTAATTTTTCAGAATGAACCAAATTATAACCTTCTACGCGTTTACGAGGAACCCCTTTACCATCACTTTCGAATAATTGTGGTAATATAAAACATACATAATCCGCAAAAGACGAGGAATGATTTATAAATTTTAATGCCAGTTGTCCTCTTAATCCAAATGGTGGGTTTCCAAATGCGATATATTTTTTATTTGATGGTGGTTTCCAGGTTAAGTAATCCGCTGTTTCTATATTATCATACCTTGGTTCTATATCAACAGCTATTGTCCTCTTTTTTGGTAGAATTTTTAGGAAACTACCGTCACCAGCCGAAGGCTCAATATACGTATATTTTTTATCATTTTCTCCCTTATCCTTTAAAAAGCTTTGAAATATATTAAAACATTTTTGTGCGGTTTCTATAGGTGTATAAAATTGGTCTTTTTCTTTGTATGAATACTTTGAATAATCAATAGGAATATTATTGAGTTTCATCAGATCAAATTGATAAGCAGGCGGGACCGAGTCTAATTCTTTCCATCTTTTTACAGTTCCCGTTGCTACATTTAAATGTTTTGCGATTTCATTATAACTGTGGGTTTCGATTGTTTTATCTAATATTTTCATTATATCATCATTTTCTTCTGGTTTTGGTTCTTCTGTAAATGTGTTCTCGAGATTTGATAACTGCATTGTATTTATTTTTTCTTCAACAGCTTTTTCTACCATGTCTCTTACTAGTTCCATCGTATTTTCACAGGGGGTTTTGCGTTTTTTATGAGTTTCAAAATGACCCTTCTGTTTAAACGTTTTACCACATCTAGGACAATTGTATTTAACCATTTTAGTTATATATAGATATAATACCAATTACGTTTAAATCAATTTTGTAAACATATTAGAAATAATTATCTATTCTTAATATGAGTTTTTACGCTGTTGCTAACGGTAAACAAGTTGGAATATTTCCAACTTGGTATGAATGCAAACAATCTATAAATGGGTTTAAAAAGGCTATTTATAAAAAGTTTGTTACAAAGGAAGCTGCGGAGCAGTTTCTGAATGAAAACAAAGTAGAACCGGTCATTGATAATATAGAAGCTGTTGTAATAAAAGACGTCCATGATGATGATTTTACACCAGATTATTACGTATATACAGACGGTTCTTGTTCCAATAATGGTTCAAATAAGGCTATGGCTGGACTAGGTATTTTTTTCGCTGATAATGATACCCGTAATTTATCCAAACGTGTCGAAGGAAAACAAACCAATAATACAGCAGAATTATATGCTATTATAGAAACATTTGATTTAATAAAAGATGACATTGAAATTGGAAAGAATATATCCATTGTATCGGATTCAAATTATGCGATTCGTTGTGTAACGAGCTATGGGAAGAAATGCTATAAAAAGAATTGGGATGTAGATATTCCAAACAAAGAACTAGTTAAAAATGCATATGAATTGTATAAAGATATACCAAATATTCGTTTTCTTCATATAATGGCACATACGTCAAATACTGATATTCATTCGTATGGTAATGACAACGCAGACCGTCTAGCAAATGAAGCAATCGGACATACTAGTTGTCCGTATAAAAAAACGTATTTACAACTACCATATGAGCGAAAGGACGAAGCAAAATCATTGGGTTGTAAGTGGGACTATAAAAAGAAGAAATGGTATTGTGAAGAGAGTAACCCTAAAAAGATGGAAATTATAGCATTATTTTCATAAATCTTGTCGTGAAAAAGGTATAAATATTAGAATAGATATAATTAAATACTATGGACCAACGTATAAATCTATTAGTAACTGGTGGTTGTGGTTTTATAGCTTCAAACTTTATAAATCATATATCAAGAACCCAAAAATACAATATTATTAATATTGATGCTATGTATTATTGTGCAAATGAAGAAAATGTAAACAATAATATTAGAAATAGTGATTATTATACGTTTGTGAAAGGAAATATATGTTCCGAGGATTTAATAAATCATATCTTAACAATGCATAAAATAGATATGGTAATTCATTTTGCAGCCCAATCACACGTCCAAAATTCCTTTGAAGATTCACTTCAGTTTACTAAAGATAATATATTGGGAACTCACGTTTTATTAGAATCTTGTAGAAAATATGGTAAAATACAAAAATTTATCCATGTATCAACTGATGAAGTATACGGGGAATCTATGAATAATATTAATGAAACTCATAAAACCGAACATTCTATTTTGTGTCCTACTAATCCTTATGCTGCTACCAAAGCATCTGCCGAATTAATAGCGCAATCTTATAATCATTCATACAATATGCCAATTGTTATTACTCGAGGCAATAATGTATATGGTCCAAATCAATATCCAGAAAAATTAATACCGCGTTTTATTCAACAACTACAAAATAATCAAAAAGTAACTATCCAAGGAGATGGTAGTGCGGTTCGAGCATTTTTACATACCGAAGATACCGTTCGTGCTTTTGAAATCATATTAAATAATGGAGTTGTTGGCGAAATATATAATATTGGCTGTGACGATAATATGGAATACAGTGTATTAGATGTTGCAAAAATGTTAATAAAGAAAATAAAAAATACGGATAATTACGATGAATGGATAACTTACATTGAAGATAGACCCTTTAACGACCAGAGATATTATATTAGTAATGAAAAAGTGAAAAACCTAGGATGGAGTATTAAAGTATCATTTGAAGATGGTATAGATAGATTGTTGTAATCAACATAGAAATAAAAAATGATAGTATAGTAGATATGATACGTCCGGATTGGGATGCGTATTTTAAAGAAATCGTTCAAGTTACTTCAAAACGTTCCCCCTGTGAACGTTTAAAAGTGGGTTGTTTATTAGTAAAGGAAAACCGGATTATAAGTCAGGGTTATAATGGATTTTTACCGGGATGTCCTCATAAAAGCA